CCTGCAATCATGACGACCACCACGGGGACTTTCTTCACGCGATGGCTATAGCCGTCACAGCGATGCCAAATCGCTGCTTGAGTTTTCAAACAATCTTTACTGGGTGTGAGGTGGACGACACCGGTGAAGACAACGTCCATGGAGGCGCAATGTGGGCAAGAATGCCCATAACAGCATTAGTTGGTGATACACCGCTAGACGAGTGGCCTGAACCGATGCCGGTTCATTACGCTCAACCTTGGGACTGCATGTCTCATACTCATGCGGTCTATGTGTTAGACAGGGCACAACCGTGTCCCTGGTTGGCAAAAGTAGATGGGGAAATGTACCCAGCAAAATACTATTTCACAGTGGATTACACTGAAAGTGAGGTAGCTGACGATCCTGCCCAACACAAACAAAGTCATGTGCTAGAGTTGTTGGATGCAGGAAAATGGACAGGGAATATAATCGCTCTGCCTAATAACAGAGTACGGGTGACACACCCGGCATGGTTCGAAACAGGGTCAGGTGCTCCTGACTTCAGACCTTCGCAGCATGTTCATTATTCCAAGTCTGACCTGGACTATACTTTGGACGTAAATCAGATTTTCGATAATCTGTATGCGGGAGATAAAAAATGACTACATCAGGTTCAAGGGACTTTGATCTCGACGTGGCTGAGATCATAGAAGAGGCATACGAACGGTGTGGCCTTGAGGTTCGCACTGGTTACGATGCGCGCACGGCTCGACGTTCCTTGAACCTGATGTTCGCTGACTGGGCAAATCGTGGTTTGAATCTTTGGACAGTAAAACAAGCAACGCAATCTCTTACCTCTGGCACAGCGACGTATGCTTTCAACACCACATACACTGATTTGTTAGAAGTTGTGCTACGACGCAGTAGTGTAGACTATCAGCTAGATCGCATGTCCAGAAGCGAATACCTGTATCTTCCTAACAAGTCACAGACAGGGCGTCCGAGTCAGTATTATTACAGCCGACAGACCACACCAGAAATCATACTTTGGCCCACACCGGACAGTTCTAGCGACAGCATTGTGTATTACTATGTTCAACGCATCGAAGATGCGGATGCCTTGGTAAACACCACAGATGCACCGTTTCGTTTTTTGCCGTGCATGGTTGCTGGCCTTGCGTACTACACTGCAATGAAGAAGGCACCGGAGAGGGTGCAGCTTCTCAAGGCGGTGTACGAAGAAGAATTCCAACGTGCGGCAGACGAGGATGAGGATCGTGTGGCTTTGAAACTACAGCCTAGCATGCAGTATCTACGGGTGAACTGATGGCTAGGTTTGCTTCGGGTAAGGATGCCTACGGAATATCTGACCGATCTGGGTTTAGGTATCGGTTGGTAACAATGGTCACGGAGTGGAATGGCTCCAAGGTTGGTCCCGATGAGTTTGAGTCAAAGCACCCACAGTTAGAGCCGATTCGTGTGGGGCCGGACCCGCAGGCTATCCATGATCCGCGTCCGGATCAAAGCACCGAGACTGCTGTTTCTCGTTTGCTGCCTTTAAATCCTTTTCTATCTGGTTCTGCGGGTAGTGATGTTGTTACGGTGGTCGAGCCTTCTCATGGACGTGCGACAGGGGATATTGTAAGGTTTGAAAAAACGAGGTCGTTCGATGGGTTTACAAAAGCAGCATTGGAGAAGTCCAGTGGTTATACGATTACTGTTACGGATTCTAACCTTTACACGTTTGCTTCGGCGTCCGGCACCGCAACCATCGGTGGTCAACGCGGGGGTGGTGAAAATGCGACTGTCGGGGTGGAACCGGCAGCAATCATAGCGGTGCTGAGAACATCGTTTACAGTAAGTGTCGCCGCTGTAACTACCGCCAGCGCCACGACATTTGATTCATCCAGTATTACGCTGGACTCAAGCACCAAAACTTTTGACGAGGGTTAAATGGCAAAGCAGACAGTAGGGATAGGGTCGAGCGCTAATGATGGCACCGGAGACACTCTTCGTGCTGGCGCTGACAAGATAAACGATAATTTTAACGAGATTTACGCCGCGCTAGGGAACAGTTCCAGCGTATTGACTGACATCATAGATGCCAATGGGCTTTTTGATGTTAGCTCTGGTGCTAACAAGATTGTGTTTTACTATGCCAACCTAAGTGATTTGCCCAGTGCATCAACATATCATGGAGCTATTGCTCATGTTCATGCGCTTGGGGGGATGTATTTTGCCCACGGCGGAGCTTGGCTACGCTTGAATGACGAATCAAGCGGTCCTGTGACGAAGTATACCGCTGGCACTAACGGAAGTTCTGCTTACACTTTCACTGGTCCGGGCGCTACATCAGGCGACAATCCAAACTTCACTTTCTATAAGGGCCACACTTATCTGATCGACAACACTGCCAACGTGAGTAGTCATCCATTGCAGATCAGGACATCTAATGGTGGTTCAGCTTTCACAACTGGTGTGACAGAAAATTATAATTCTACTACGGGTTTAACGCAGTTCATCGTTCCACACGAGCCAAGCGACACATCTCTTGTTTATCAATGCACCAACCACTCTTCAATGGTTGGAAACATAACGATAGTGTAGGAGTATTTGATGAGTTTTACCTACGCACAACTAAAGACTGCCATACAGGAGTATACGGAAAACACAGAGACGGCTTTTGTGTCAAACCTTGATGACTTTATTCGCTCTGCGGAAGATCGCGTTTTTTATCTGGTTGATCTTGAGTATTTCCGTAAAAACGCTACAAGTGCAATGACACAGACAGATCCGTTTCTGTCCTTACCAACGGATTTTTTAGCTTCCTTTTCTTTGTCTTTAACGAACAGCGGTTCCAAAGAGTTCTTGCTGCAAAAGGATGTTAACTTCATTCAGGAATATAATCCGAATTCAGCCACCACAGGCACACCAAAGTATTACGCCAGGTTTGATGTTGATAATCTGATCTTGGCTCCCACCCCTGACAGTAACTATGTTTGTGAGTTTCATTATTTTTATCGTCCAGCCTCTCTTACCGCAGGGGCTGATAGTGGCACGACTTGGCTGAGTACAAACGCTCCCAATGCTTTGCTTTACGGATCTTTGTATGAAGCGTATGTTTACATGAAGGGTGAGCCTGACATGCTTCAGTTGTACGACAAACAGTTCAGCGAAGCTCTTAGTAGATTGAAGGATCTCGCGGAAGCGAGAGAAAATGCAGACGCTTATCGTAGAGGTCTGCCGGATCGACCTCGGACATAAGGAGAAGAAACGATGGCTACGTCAAACGCAGCAACTACTTATCTAGAGCATAAGCTTTTAGATTTTTTGTTTAAAAACAACTCAGAAAGTTTTGCGACTCCCGGCAACAGCATCTATGTCGGCCTTGCAACCGCCGTATCTAGCATTGAAACCGGTTCTCTGACAGAGGCTACCTTTGGTAGTTATGCTCGGCAGCAGGTTCAGGCTTCAGGATGGACGGTGCCTTCCGTAAGCACCGATACCCAGACCGCCACCAATGCCGCAAACATTGAGTTTCCTGCGTCTACTGGCACAAACAACACGATTACACATGCCTTCATTGCAGACGCATCAAGCAGCGGGAACATCCTATTTGTTGGCGCACTGGATGCAAGCAAGACAATCGCCACTGGCGATATCTTCCGCATCAACGCAGGCAACCTGTCGATAGAGCTAAAGTAACATGGCCCTTGTTCTCAGAGATCGCGTAAAAGAAACGACCACAACCACCGGCACCTCGACGTATACACTTGCGGGTGCCGTTGCTGGTTTTGAGACTTTCGGCAGCGTGGGCGATGGGAACACGACATATTACGCTTGTTCTGACGGCACCGACTTTGAGGTCGGCATTGGAACCTACACTGCGTCAGGCACCACACTAGCCAGAACCACAATACTCCAGTCGAGCAATAGCGATGCTGCTGTGGACTGGGGGTCAGGCACAAGGACGATTTTCTGCACGTTGCCAGCGGAGAAGATGACGTTCCTTGATGGTAGCGGTGATCTCACGCTGACAGGCGCTAATTACAACATCGTCTTCGACAAATCTGACGATGCGCTAGAGTTTGCTGACAACGCCGTAGCCTCATTTGGTGATGGCGCTGACTTAAAGATTTTCCACGACGGCAATAAATCAGTTATTCAAGATGCTGGAACTGGTCAACTGCTTCTGCGAACTAGCAAGCTGGATGTGAAAAATGCCGACAGCACCGCCGTAATGCTTCAAGCCACAGCGGCTGGCGCAATTGAACTTTACCATAACAACTCCAAGAAGCTGGAGACAGTTACCGGAGGCGTAACAATCACGGGGGCGGCCACAGCCACATCTTTTTCTGGTGATGGAAGCAGTTTGACCGCACTAAACGCTTCGCAGTTGAGCAGCGGAACGGTAGCCAACGCCAGACTCGACGCACAGTTACAGGACGTAGCGGGTCTGGCTACAACAGATGGCGGGTTTATCGTGGGGGATGGATCTAACTTTGTACTTGAGAGCGGCGCAACGGCAAGAACGTCCCTTGGATTGGGCAGCGCAGCCACATCTAACACAACCGACTTTGATGCCGCAGGAGAAGCCGTGGCACTGGCGATAGCACTGGGGTAGTAGAGCAATGGCTAATAATTTTAAGACCTTCACCGCTCAGAACATAGATACTAGCAGTAGCAAAGCTACGCTCTATACCTGCCCCTCTTCCACAGAAACCACGATAATCGGTCTGAACATTGCGAATATTTTGACCGTTTCTATAACGGTTACAGTTGAGCTTCTAGATGGAGGCAGCACCATAACGCATGTTGTGAAGGACGCAATCGTGCCGGTAGGCTCGTCGCTGGTTGTTGTTGGCGGCGACCAAAAGATCGTGATGAATTCCACAGATGTTTTAAAAGTCTACGGGTCAGAAGCAAACTGCTGTGACGCGGTTCTTAGTGTGTTGGAGATTACCTGATGGCACTTAGTAAGGTCGGTTCAAATCAAATTGACTCTGCTGCATCACTAACGGTTTCCGGTAACGTCAGCGCGGACGGCGGCACAATCAAGCTGGACGGTAACTACCCGACAGGCACGAACAATGTGGCACTGGGCGATGCGGCGCTTGGTGGAGGTTCGTTGAGTGGCGGGTCTAATGTGGCAATCGGCACATCAGCATTAGATGCAAACACATCAGGCACAACAAACATAGCAATCGGCGTCAACGCACTTGGCGCAAACACTACGGCATCTGACAATGTTGCAGTGGGCCACTCTACATTGAAGTTAAACACAACAGGCGCAAGCAACGTGGCCGTTGGTTACGAGGCTCTGGATGCAAACACCACTGCACCTAACAATACTGCGGTAGGTTATGCGGCACTTACCGCAAACACTACTGGCGATACAAATGTTGCTGTAGGCAAAGACTCAATGAAGGCTAACACTACAGGAACAAACAACACTGCATTAGGCCCACGCACCTTACAGGCCAACACTACCGCCGTTAACAATGTGGCTGTTGGAGATTTGGCATTAGGTGCGAACACCACTGGCGCAAGCAATACCGCAGTCGGCACAAATGCTGCATCTACAAATACAACTTCAAACGGTATAACAGCCGTAGGAGAAAATTCTTTATCATCCGCAACCGGTGCTTACAACACGGCTATCGGTACTGGTGCTGGAACATCCATAACATCAGGCGCAAAAAACACCATTGTCGGTGGCTTTCAAGGCAATCAAAGTAACCTCGACATCCGCACATCAAGCAATAACATCGTCATTTCAGACGGCGATGGCAACCCAAGATTTGAGTATGTTTCAGCAATCGGCCAAATCGTTATTGGTAGAGGTGTAACCTACAGTAATGTTGGGGCAAATTCTGGTGCCATTCAGCACTACAATCGTGACCAAACTCAAAACCCTAGTCTTCATCCGGCAGAGGATGACTTTACTGACTTGGGCAGAAGCAGCAACAGATATGATGATATACACGCTACTAACGGCACAATCCAAACTTCTGACAGCAGAGTTAAAGAGAATATTACAGACAGCGACTTAGGTTTGGATTTCATAAATCGTTTGTCGCCTAAATCCTACACAATGGTGGGAAAGACCAGAACACACTATGGTTTAGTTGCTCAAGATGTTCGTACGGTTTTAGGTGACATCAGTAAGTCAGAAGCCGACTTTGCAGGTTTCGTCGATTACAACATGCTACCAGCAGACGACGGACAGAGAGACTTGTTAGCATTGAGGTACGATGAATTTATATCGCCACTCATACAAGCAGTTAAAGATTTGAAGACTGAACTTGATGCAGCAAAGGCTCGTATCGCAGCACTGGAGGCTGGTTAATGGCTTATATCGGCAAGGCACCAAACACAGCGATAGTAAATCAAGCGACGAGTCAGAGCTTCAGCGGCAACGGCTCGACCACCGCGTTTACGCTGAATA